CATTTTGTTTTCCTCCTTGTTTTTACTACTTTTCTTTTCTTGATTATATATTACAATATCATCTTTGATTAGTCAATACATTTTCAAGTTGTTTATTATAAATTGTTTTTATAGTAGGCAACAGAAAAAGAGTAAAGATTTCTCATGTCACAATAAATTAATTTGCGCAATAAAAAAGAGGGCGGTTTCCCGCCCTCTTTCGTAGATACCGGATCACCTCCGGGAGATTGCCGCTCCCACAGCTACTACTGTTGTCATTATCCATAGATTCCTTTGCCGTGTTTTAATTCTTATTTTCCGTTCTGCCTCTTTCTCGTACTCTTTCAAGTATTGATTTGCTTTCTCTAATGAGTTCTGCGTCTGTTCGTTCAATGCTTGAGATTTCTTGATTTGCTCGTTTGCTATTTTCAACTGCTCCTGCGCTTCGTTCAGTTGCTTCGCTTGCTTGTCTAAGAGTATCGACTTGTCCCTGCTGTGCTGTTCGAGCGTTGTCAAGTTCATTTCTAACTGTGTCAGCTCCATTTCGGAGATCGTGTATACTCGTTCTGCCCGCACATGCGAACCAGACAATAACGGAGATAACCAGAACGAAAGCAAGACCGCCGATAAAATAAGCCCTTTTCTGATTTTCCACATCGCTACACCCCGTTCTCTAAATACCACTGCGCTTTTCCGCGCAAGATGTCTCCGCCGGTCCCGATTTCATCCTGATCGCACAGCTGCTCTAAGTCCCATCTGCAGTCAGGATCTCCGCTGTACAGTCCGTAACCGTCGTCATTAGCGGCTTCACCATGCGTCATAAAATGCTCTCTATCGATCGGGTTGTCAAAAACCTCGGCAATGACAGCAAACATCTTCGCCAGCGTTTCGATTTGTGCTTCCGTTGGCGGATAGTCGCCTAAGGCATTTGGGCGTGCATTATAGCAGCAGCATAGAGCAATTGCAATACTACCTGTGTTCCTGTGCCAAGTTGCTTTCGGTACCTCATCGAGCGGTCTTGTGTAGATGATTTCACCGTCTCCGTCAACATTAAAATGATAGTCGTTAAACGTTGTAAAATGCCTCCCGGCGGTCCAGTGTCCGTAAGTAGTTGCGGGCCATGGGAATTGATAAAAATAATCTCTTTTATCGATGAGTTCTTGTTTAAATTCGGCTATTGTCATCTCTACGCACTTCCTTTCTTGTTTCTTTTTTTATTTCTTTTTCTGCGGCGTCCGGTCTTCCGTCATGATTCTTGTCTACACAAAAGATGCTTACAAAAGTAAAAGCACCGACTACCGCCGGTGCTGTAAATTCTTTGAAGAAGTTAATAAGTAGTGTCGTATTTGCTACTCCCGTTCGATAAAAATCGTGTATCCATGCCGCAATTACCATCAGAAACAGAATGATAAGCCCGGCGCCGTATACGTAGACGATCTGCATCGAGGTTCGTACTCGACCTTTTATCTTTGGCGCGTACTGTATTGCTGCGTTCCATATTTTTTTAAACATATCACAGCACCTTCCCAATCAGCGCGATGACAACAGATACGATGGTCGATATAAGTCCCGCCACCTTGTAAATATTGTCTATTCGATGATGCGCGGATTTAGCGCTCTGTGCTGCTCTTTCGTGCGCCAACTGCAGCTCCTGCATTTTCGGAATCATTTCAACAAGCATATCCAGCTTTGTCTCAATTCTGACGATTCGTTCCAGCGCTTCCGGGCTCATATCCCCCATACTCATTATTTCATATACCTCTTAATAAAATTAATACCGCAGGAGCCTGAACGGCTCCCACGGTAACGTAAATATTATTCGTATTTAATTGAGAAATTAAGCGGTTTCCCGATGTTCTCTTTTAACTTCACAAAATCCGCCTTCGCACTTCCGCCTGAAAGACTATTCGGACCTTCGCGTGTCATATCGAATAATACATCGCCGATTTTTACATTAATGATAGAAGTTGTGTAAATTCCCGGCTTGCTATAAAATTCTTCGATTCCCGGTATATTGATTTCGACTATCAAGTAATCCTCAATACGCTGTGCGTAAACATTATTAACACGATATCCGGCACTTGTAGTATTGATTTTATCGCTTGTTGCGATCAATGTATCTTCGCCATTTTCAGTAAATATCAGCGTGCCGTGGATATCGAGCGTTGGTGCTTCACCTATTTTCGTAGCTGCCGTTGCGGTAATCTGTTCTCCCCCAGCGATTACGTAATTATTAACCTCTTTACTCATAACATTTCCGTTGACGACGATGTTCCCGGCTTCATAGCCTACTGCGGGTACCACTTTAATATCGATTGAAGATACGGAAGCTGAATATACCTTTTTATCACCGATTTCCGCCGGTGTTGTTAAAGCACTCGGCGTAATAACAATACTCTGATGTTCAAGCTTTTTCGCTACATAGATTTTCGGGATTTCTTCCCCTGTTCCACCTGTCGGAATAGACAGAATGGCAGGTGCCATTTCAGCAGGTTTATATGTTGCGGTTGTACCTAATTTTTCTCTAATTGCATTCGCAATAGCGGCTACACTTTCGACAGATATTCTCCCTTTTGTCATGATTAAAAACTCCTTTCGTCTAAATCTACATACTCTTCTTTCCCGATTTCGGCGCTCCCGTTGATGAGCGCGTCAATGATGTCTTGCCTTGTGATTGTCATACCTCTGCTCCTTTTTTTAAAATGATGTGTTATCCACATCGGAAATAGATTGTACGGCTTTTTGTATCGCCGCATATATAGCACCGGACGTCAGCATTTTCTTGCTGTTCTCCGTTGGTGCGCTGTCAAAAACTAATTTATCTTGCTTGTCGTTTAGTTCTGATTCTTGTGCGTATCCTGCAAGTGCCTGATTAAAGTTATTCGTCACCGATGTTATTGCGTTCGTTAATGCGACAGTAGACACTTTATCATTTAGTGCAGTTTCGCTTACCGGCATATACTCTAATGCCGTTTTTATTTTATCTGCCGTCAGAGAGTAATTCTCAAGACTCGCCAGCTTGGCTTTCTCTTCCGCCGTGTAGTCGTTTGTAGATAAGCCCTTTCCGTCTACAGACTGTACGTATTTCTGCCTATTGATGTACTCCTTGACGGTATTAAGAATGGCATTTACATCGACAATGCCAGATAAATTACCTTGCACTGCTTGATATAGCACCTCAAAGTTATTGATGATATAGTCTAAAATCCCTCGATTATCGGAAGAAGTGAACACGGTATGCTTGCCGTAAGTTCCTTCTTGAATGATTTTATCGTTTTCGTCTCTAATTTCTCCGTGCTGAAATACTGTTAGTTTCATTTGCCGTCTCCTCCATTTCCACAATTTTCCCGTTAATAAGCACAAGCAGGGAAATATCCGGGTATACTACATCGGACTTCACAACCGATATGCCCGGCTCCTGTTGTACTGCGCCGTCAGAAGAGAACAGGCAAGCACCTTCGCTATCAAATCCGTACCACAATTTATGCCTCCTTTATTTAATACCGATAACCATGTAACCGCATAGCGGGTCGGGATAATCCCCTGATATTTCTTTGGCATGCACTCTTCTTCCGTTCATCGAAAAAGAATAAGTATTCCGTGCATTACTCATTAGAAATGCCGTCCACACACAGTCCTTTTCTTCATATCCTTCCGGGAGAGGAATTGTAAAATCTCCTTTCCCGGTACCTTTCAAGATCGAGACTGCTCTAACGTTGTAACCGTTAATTCTTACAGAATTACCATCTATGGTACCCGCTTTAAGCGTTGCTCCGACTATGTTCCCATCTGGATCAACAGAAAAAGTATTCGACGCATTTCGTATTGTCGAGCCTATCAGAGTTGTCCCGGATATAGTCCCGCCCTTAAGATTGCCCACATTGGCTGACACCGCCTCAAGATTATTAACACTAATCTTATTCGCCGTTACCGCGCCTGCTGCTATCTTGTCTGATGTTACGGCATTTGCGGCGAGCATACCGTTTACTATGACATTATTATCAATAGTTGTCTTGCCTGTGATGTGCAGATAACCGCCGTCAATCGTGGTTCCTTTCGGTGTTAAGTTAATGCGATTAATGATCTCATTATCTTTTACCCGAAGTTCGATAGCGTTGTTCAGCTGTGTTAAGGCGCTGTACGTCTTGTAGCCGTCTTTTTTGTTCAAATTGGACACTATCTGATTGACAGATTCATGACTGGCTTTCCCCGCTTCCAGTGCTTTTTTGATTGATTCGTCAACTTTTTCAAGGCTGATTGCCCCGTCTTTCAACATTGATTCATCAATAACAAGTTTCACCGTGACTGTGTTTGACGGCGACCGTGCTCCCTCGCCGAACATGTCATAGTAAGCGACAGATACTTCATAGACATTTTCAGGGCAAGCGTAAGAGTAAACGCTATTTGTTGTTGTTACCCTCGTGATGTTCTTACCAGCGGGGTCTATGTATACCGCCATCCCTGCACAGTCGGCAGGGATAGGATTAGCAACAACGGAAAATCCGCCGATTGCCGATATTAAATCGGGCTTAGGTGGAGCTAACGGTGCGGGCTTGTTATACGATATTGTTGCAGGTGCAGAATATTTTCCTTCCGTGTTGCAAGCGAACAGGTATAATGTTCCTTTGCGTTTTGTCAACGTAACATCAAAAGATAAACCGTCGGTCCTTGCCAGTAAAGCGTCGGAATCGCCGCCTGCGTTGCTGTTTGTCCTAAGTTCATAGAACTGTACGTCGGCATTTGTTACGGGATTCCACGATAAATGTGCTACGCTTCCAATAACCATTTTGAAGTTATCTGGAGTGTTCGGAATTGTGGATTTCAGTGCAACCAATTTGTCGATTTTCGGTGCGTTATCGGGTAGATTAAACACACCTCGTCCGTCAGCAGTCGTGACAGCTATTCTGTAAGTGTCGCCGGGTAAAGCCTGAGGAATAATTAGCTGCCCTTTTCCTTGCCCTGCATATACCCACGCCCCGGCAAATCCAAGTTCGTCGGCGCTTAGTCCATCTTCTATGACAATGGCTTCGCCCTGTACGTGGTTCGTTTTATACCAGACACGTCCGATTAAATCTTTGGATTCCCACGATACGAGAATATCGTATCTATGCGACCCATTTGGTAGTGTACGATACCGCGTGTATGCTTTGATGTTTTTTGGCGTTTCCGCGGGATGCAGCCACGCAGATAAATCTACTCTGGCCGTAGAGTAGCCAGATCGCTTGCCGAGTTCGTTTTCTGCATATACACGAACAGTGTATTTCTTGGTTCCATCTGCTTCAAAAGTATAAGAATTTTCGCTGTTTTCAAACCTTCCGCGGTGTACCCATACGTCGGCCCCATCTTCTTTTGTCTCAAGATATACCGTGTTAGCTGTTTTGGGATTAATCCACGTGCAATGCACAGAGCAGTCTGTGCCAGCTCCGTAACCAGTTTTTACTGTACAGGTAACGGTAAGATCTGTCGGGCCGTTAACGATATTATCGTAGGCTGTTATTTCCGGCACTTTACTTGTGTCAGGACTGTACAATTCCGGATAATATTCAATTCCGGTAATAGTTCGGGTAGCGTCGTCCATACCCTTTTCAATAGCTAAAACTTTAAACATCTTAGCTATTTTCCCAGTTTTACCTGCAGCATAAACCGCATCTGCAGAAAAACCAGTAGCGTCTGAAACTGTTACTTTGCTTCCGTCAATAGACGTGATTGCAGTTTCATAGATTTTATCGGTATCCTGATCACGAACGAAAATCGAACTGTAATCAACGTCGATAGGTTGATCCAGCGTTAATTCTTTTCCTTTGACGCTTAGGATCCTGCCACCCGCCCCCCATGTCGTATTATCCGTTTGCACGAGAATGACATCACCGATTGTACAAGCAATGGCATCGACAAACGCGTCAAACGAAACTGTACGAATTTCATACTTATTCGACCGGAGTTTATATCGTCCGAACGCATAGGCTTGTTTCAATGAGGTACACCCCATCAGTTCAATCTGCACGGGCTGTATATTTCTTTCTGCAGTATCGTAATCATCGCCGTAGACCGTCAACACGTCGCGTTCGTAGTTCTTATCTTTATTCAGAAAAGATATTTCAACTGCGTTTGCCCGCTGATCCCGAGCCTGAAATTCTTCTTTAAAAGAGTCCTTTTTCATGTTGGCGACAGTAAACAGCTGTACAGGTGTTCCTGCGTAGTCATAGACGCAGGAGAACTTAGTGCCCATTAACAGAATAGCTCCGCGACCAACGCGGCACGGGTAGTCTTTTGCGTCCCACACAGACATAGCGCTGTCATATAAATAATTAAACGCCATCCCGGCATTAGCACACGCTGCCGCCCACGCTTTGAATGCATAATAGTCTATATTTTCTTTTCGGACGCCGTCGGCTTCATATTCAAATCCGCCCTCGGTATCGTCAATTTTTAGGCAGTGGTGCAGGATATCATAAGTAGCCCATGCCGGATTGTCTGCCGGCCGTTCTTCGTAATGCTTTGTTGCCGGATTCCAGACGTTGACGTTTTTACGCGTAACGAGGCACGTCATAGATGGGTCGTTCCCGGACAGCTGGTCGGTAGCCAATGCCTTTATTCCGATAAGTGCTTTGCCCGGGTACTCAAAATCGTCATAAATAATCTGCGTGACGCCTTGCCACTGCACTTTATTCGCGTACCGGATAGAAGTGCCCGCTTTTTTTGTACATCTTGCGCGCACTTCGTATCGTGCAGGTTCCAGATCTCGGACAGCATAGACAAGATAAAAAGCTTTATTAGTGTTTTTCTTAATCCGACCTACGTCAATATTCTTCCAGTCGGCATCACCCACTTTTCGATATTGTGCTTCCAGGTCAATCCACGTCTCTGAAGTACCACCGCTATCATTTGAATAGTACAGACCGGTGGGGAATGAAAATGTTAATTCAAGCCCCTGTGCTGTATTTCCGTCTAATTTATGCGTATGCCAGTTACTGTCATCGTTGAGTTCATAAGCAAGCCCTGTATCAGCATAAGAGTCATTAAAATTCGGAATAATTTTTTGTGTATTCGCGCCCAAACGGATATCTACCTGCACATCGGCATAGTTGCTTATCGGATTTCCATTGAGTTCGATGTTAGATATTTCATCAATCGGCCCTTCGGCTACACAGTAGAGTATATTCAGATACTGCTTTTCACCTTCGGACACGACGTGCCGTGCAAGCATAATACCCGAAGTCTTAACAGTGCCGTAAACAATAGGCAGGGGATATCCCTGCCCTGTTAACGTCGTCGGAGCGCCCCATCCGTAAGTATTTGACTGCTCAGTGTTACTTAAGTCTGCTTTCGGTGTCGGCGTCAGCTTGTTGACTAACGCATTCCCGACCATACCGATTGCAAGAGATAACCCCATACGCGCCCACATACTCGTCATACCGCCGATAAGACCCGCCCCGACGCCTGCGGACAAAACAGTAATTCCGATGGATAAAATCCACCCTAAGGCTTTACCCTCGATTTTCGGCATGACAACGAGCTCTTCTCCATCTGCAGGAGTATAATCCGCACTGCAGGGGACGCCGTTAATTGCGTATACTTGCTCCCCTTCTTCAGAATGGTATTCTTTAGCCGTTTTCCCACTGCATGACTCGTAATAATCTTTTCTTTGCCGCCTGTCAAACGGATTATTAACGATAATTACATGGACCATTTATACATTCCTTTCAGCCGCGGTAAAAACTTAGAAAAACGTTCAATGCACACGCCACCTTCTGTGGCGTGCAGAAGTTGATTGCCGCCGAGATAGACTCCTGCGTGATCAATACTACGCCCTTTAATTGCATACACACATATACAGCCCAATTCGGGCTCCTTAATCTCTTTATATTGATTGCCGCCATCAGGAGCACCATCAGCAGTAAGCAGTTCGCGGTAATCCGGTAAACGTTTCCCGTTCCGGCGGTAGTATTCTTGCACTAAATCCCAGCATTTCATTTCTGAAAATGGTTTTCCAATCAAATCAGTTATCTCTGACATATAGTCCCCCCTGCGGTACTGTCGGGCATCCTCCAAAACGTTTGTTATTCCCACATTTGCGGCAATCAGAAAGAGTTTTGTTGCAGGTTGTCACCGGTCCTTTATATCCACATCTGCGCCCTTTGAATTTGAGCGGACAGAAGTCTTTTAATATGCGCGTTGCCGGGAAACGTTTCTGCAGTGAAAAACTTGTCCCGATGTTTAGCGTTGCGGTCTTTTTATCTGCAGATGAACCTATAACATCGAATACTTCTTCATCTAAAATCTCATCGGGGACATTTGTGTTAATCGCTTTAAGAGATACTGTAACGCCGTCCGCGCCGTCATATTTTTCAAGCAAAGCTTGCATAGATCCTGTGATGTTGCTGATATTCAATCTTGCTGACGGCATCTCTGTACTACTTACTTTGATTTTATCGACGCTGAATGCGTAAGCGTAGTAAGTGACGCCTTGAAATACAATATTTTCGTTGTTAGCTACTAAGTGCAGACTTTCATCTCTACGCGTAATATCGCAGAGAAGAAGATCAGCACCGTTAGAAGCCGTTTTATTCTTTTCAATGATTGCGGCTGTAGATAATTCCATTTATGCTTCCTCCAGTGTTATCTGCCCTGAAAACTGTCCCGGATTAACAAGGTCAAATTCGAGATCCCCGGAAAATCGGACGGTAAACGTCTGCCCTGCGAATTTACACCCCGGTTCCGGCGGATATGTCCACTGAAATTTTAGGGCGTTACCGTATGTTTGATCATTAAAAAAAGTATCAAGCAATGAATAATCGGCCGCGGGTAAAGCTGACCACTGCAGGGTAAAATGTAGCGTTTTTTTCGTAAACCGCGGCCGCGTGTTGATAGTTTCATTGTCCTGCTCCATTTTGTATGTATGATCTACCCGCTTATGTTTTAGCGGGTAGATAGGATTTTTGATATTCGGGAATTTCAGCATATTAACCTCCGCGAACGCCTACTATGACATCTCGCATGTGATCTTCATTTGTGTAAACAGCATTTGCTACGGTCTGCAGTATAATCGTTTTCAGAACCCGGCCATCCGATTGCTGCATTGTTTGCGTTTTAGCCTGCATTGGCGTACCAGTATTATTCTGAACAACCACCTGCACTTCCGGCGCCTGTCGACCTACATTGACACTCGGGATAATCGTGCCGGATGTGCGGGGGACGAACAGCTCCGGTCTGCGTTCTCCGACGATGTATGCCTGCCCGGCAGATACCGGGCCGCCGTTAGCGCGAAAACTAAGTTTAGGCGCTACGGACGCAATCATCCGGTCGCCCCAGCTCTGGCTAAAGCTGCCACCGAGAGAAATCCCTGTCCCGAGGCCTCCCCCGCCACCTAAAAACCGGCTTAAAAAACTCGTCACGACCTGTTTTGCCATAAAACTTGCAATTGCTTTTAGCATGCTTTTAAGCATGTTACTAAAAGAACTTCCAATATTTTTAAAATCGAGAGTCAATACATCAGTAAACATGTCTGTAAAACCGTCAGCCATTGATGACGCGACACTGTTCATAGCGTCCTGCATCTGCTTACCTTTGGATCCGAAATTCTCGACCATCTGCTGAAGCGCCGTATTCCAAGCTTCACTCCAAGTTTTTGGTTCTTTAGCCAGCTCGTCGTCCCGCTGCTTTGTGATAAGCGCAAGCTGCGCATTATACCAGCGCTCTACCGCAAGTTTAGCTTCAACACTATCTTGAGTCAGTGCAACTTCTTTTAGCTTGTTCTCTTTTTCGCGTTTTAGCTTTTCTAGATCAATTTGATACTGTGCTTCCGCCTGCGCCGAAATGCTTTTAGTCATTTTAGCTAGTGCAAGGTTCGTATCATTAACAAGATCTGTATTAGCTTCTTTCCACTTTTTGACAAGTTTATCTTTTATAACACGTCCGTATTCTTCGAGTTTTGCCTGCAGAGCGTCCGTATTAACTCCTGCGGCCGCGGCTTCTTCAATTTCTTTTTTTACTTTGGCTATTTCACTATTCAGTTTGCCGATTCCTTTTTCATAGGCTGTTCCTGTTTCGTCAAGGATTTTATCGGATAAATCCGAAACGGCATCGGCGATCTTTTTTGTCAGCTCTTCAATTTTCTTTTGCGCTTTGTCTACAGCACCAGCGCCACCGCCTCCTGAACCCCCGACGCTTCCGCCATCACTCACAGAGCCACCACCTTGATTAACAAAATCAGTAGGCCCCTTCTCCACTTTTGAAGTAATATTTCCGTCAATTGTCACGAGATTGGTCAGTGCTTGAAACGTTTTAGAGTTTGTAACTGCGTCTTTTGCGGATTCAATTTCTGCGCCGACCATACTTGCGATTTTTCGGATGGCTGTACCGACGACCCCGAGTTTATCAAGGCAGGCGTTTACAAAATCAACAATAGCGTTATATGCTTGTGACAGCCAGTCACCTACAGTTGCCAAAAATTGATTGGCCAGCTGCACAATTCCGCTAAGCAATCCGTTATACAAGGTGTCAAATGCGCCACTTATACCGTTCAGTACGCTTACGATATAGGATTCTACCGAACCAATAACGGCCGCAATGTCCGCGATAACGCCGCTTACCACGCGCCACACATTAACCGTCACCGTTGCCACGGTATCCAGCATATCCAAAAACAGTCTACTGTCCCTCTCTAAAAGGGGCTTGAACAGATCGCCAAGAGCGGATGACAAATTGTCAATAACAGGCATGATCGCAGAAATCCATTGCCCGATTGAGTTAAAAAGGTGGCTAATATGATTCGCAAGCCCTTTTGGAACCAAGTCGTCAAAAATGTGTGACAGTCCCTTTGTATTTACGTTTTTAAGAGCTGTATTAAACACATCACGGACTTTGCCGATCGCATTTTTCATGCTGTTAAAAAGCGGTTCTCCGATTTTACCGAGTATTTGGCTTGCGTTGTCCTTAATGGTGCTCAGCATACCGGAGAAAGAATTGGACATCTTGGCCATCATGTTCGGAAACCGTTCATTCATGCCTTCCGTGAGCGCTTTTATGGCCGCGTCGGCACTGATGCCCTGGTTCCCGATATCCGACAATTGATCTGCGGCAAGTCCTAAGTTTTTAGCTAAAATATCTTTGACCTGAATCCCTAGCTGGGACAACTGCATGACATCCTGCCCCATCAGTTTTCCGGTTGTTTTAATCTGCCCCATGACGAAAGCCATCTGCTTCAATCCTTCGGCGCCTCTACCAAGACCTGCAGATGCATTTCCCACCGCGGTTAAAGTAGGGATAATATCACGCGCCTCGAAGCCGAACGCTTTTAACTGCTGCGCCGCGGGAGCGATATCCTCAAATTCGAATGGCGTATCCGCCGCAAATTTACGCAGCTGGTCCATCATAACCTTGGCGTCTTGCGCAGAGCCGAGCATAGAAGTAAATGCGATATTGGTCTGCTCCATCTTAGCGTTGTAGCCTATAAATTTATCACCTGCGGCACCGAGAGCTGCGCCTAACCCTGCAACTGCCGCAGTTACTCCCGCAATCGCCAATCCTGCGGGACCCGCTTTTGATAAAATCCTGGTAAGCCCCCCGGACATTCCGTTTCCTACAGAGCTGATTTTCTGCGCTATACCTGAAATCTTAGATTCCGCGCCCGATGTGTTCACATTTATTTTTATATTTTTATCCCGAAGCTTGTTTAGTTCCGCTTTAACTTTGCTGATAGACCCCGAAGCATTATCCTTTGCTTCAATTCGCGCTTCAATCGTTTTAGTGCTGCTTGCCAATTTTCCTCACCTCTTCCCGCATGATCATTTCCATCGCATTTATCTTTTTCAAAATCCCCGGAGTTACTTCAATCCCGAGTACAACCGCAACCTGAAATAATGCGTTATAATCAATTCCGATAATGTCGCCTAATCCGCTGGTACGAACTTGCCCCGCACAATAGCTCCAAAGCTCCCACGTTTCAGTGTTTTCTTCGGACAAAAAAGGCCTCCTATGCTCGCAATCAGCACAAGGAGGCTTCTTATTCAGTTTTCTGTGCAGCTTTTGACAATTCTCGCAGTATTCCTGATGCGGTGACCATTCCCAGCGGTAGGCATCCGTTAGTTTTTTACTTCCGCATCCGTTCCGTATGTTTTTTCAAAAGTTTTTGTAGCAATCCGGATCATTTCGCGATAAGAAAGTTCTTCGTCGTCAGCAAGTTCCGGATAAACATGATCAAAAACCCATTCAAGAGCTTCAATCGTCTTTGTTTTATCTGCCTCGCCAAGCAAAACTAAATCAAGACCCGCTTTACGCAGGTCTTTGACTTGCTTTCTCGTCATTGTCTTTATTTCGACCATCAGTAAGACTCCTTATCATTTTTCAATACAACCTGCACAGTGCTTTTCTGCGCGTTGCTTTCGTAAAATGCATTCCACGCAAATTTTACAGAAACCCCCGCGGGTCCATCGATCGGCGCGTCATGCGGCTCAATCTGCACTTCCGGGAAGGTAAATGCCAAGCTGCAATTCTCCGTCATTTTAAAGCCGATTTCAAGTGATGTTTTCGCGCCGGTATCAGCAAGCGTCATCATAGAAGTATCCATAAACAGTGCCTCAATATTTCCGCTTGCTTTAAACAGCCCCTCCGGGATGTCTCCTCGAATACCGCCCTTGCCCACAACATACTGATCACCATCAAGCCCTGCGTCCAAAGTAAAATCGCCCGTTTTAACGATTTCGCTTTCTGTGCCGCCAATCTTGACATAAGTGTGATTCTGCGAAATGGGGAGCTTCGCTACTGATGTAGCCGACGCGTCATATGTAGCCGACGCAATTTCACGCAGAGCGCCCATGATAGCTAGTTCAACGGTCATTTCGCTATCTTCACCGAATCCCCATTTCAGAGTATTCACTTTGCAGCCGCGATATAGAAAATACTTACCTGAATCGGGAAATGCTTTCTCTAGAATAAAAGACGGCTGTGTGTCGCCGACCTTGTAAGTATGTGTGTTGACGCCTGTGCCCTTCACGCTAGTAGGCGCGCCGAGTAACGCTTTCAGCCAGTAGCCGATAGCACGGAAATCTGCCGGAATAGTCACGTTCCCGTCAACGCTTACGCGTCCCAGGCTGGAAATCGTGTTATTACGGCTCCCTGTAATCGTATCCGAAGAAATAAGCGTTTGCTTTTTCTCCATTTCGTTTTTGTTAATCGGCAGCAGTATTCCTTTTTTCGTTACCGGTGCCTTGTTATAAGCGCTTTCAAAATCTATCGTAGTAGAGGCTTTATAACCTCTCGCTTGTACTGCCATATTCAATCCTCGCTTTCGTATACAGTAACTGTTATTTCATATTGCACGCCGTACAGTGGCCGCAAACCACCGGGATCTCCTGTCTTCCGGCTAACTCGAATATCCATAAGTTGAATAGCATTCGTTACTTTGCCCGACACGGTGCGGATTTTCTGCAGAACGGCATCCACTTTGCTTTCCAGCGCGGCCAGTTTTTCATAACCGACATATAGTTCCGTGCCGTCATAACGAATCCAGCATTCAAGATACAGTGTTATAGTTTCATAATCGACCATATCTGAATCATTATCCGGCTGTTCATTTCCGCGCATAAGCAGAATAATTCCGTCAGTAGTTTTAATCGTCCGCGGATCGTACGCACCCAGTTTTATTTCCTGCGCCGCTTTCTGTTTTTTTAGTTCAGCCTGCAGGTATTTCAAAATATTAAACCAAGCCATACTTACCCCCGAAAGATTTTGACCGCTCGAAAACCGACAGACTGCGAAGCCCCTGTAAAAGCCTCCGCAGTCTGCAGCCGGTTCTCCAGCATTTTTACTTCATCAGAATATATCTGTACCTTCTTTGCGTACGCATCGACATCCTTGCCATCGCTATACATGCTGCCGGGCAAGCCGAACGATTTATTAACCGCCGTCGCGCGGAAAGCGTAAGCAGTAATAAATCGTTTAACTAATACCGTAGCCTGCACTTTTGATTTCTCAACGCCTACTTGCGACGCCAAATAATATAAATAGTCATGCGCATCGGCCAGCGTCTCTTCGGTTAGAACTGGCCCCAGCAGTTCATCTTTTGTTATTAAATCATCGACTGTTAAGAGCATTTTCTACCTCCGATTTAGCTAATTCCGCATAACGATCAAAAATAGAGTCAATCTCACTATCGCACGCATCTAAAGCGTTAAAAACAAAAGGATCCCCGGCAAATCCGGGGTGGCGGACGCTTTTAGCGAAAGCAAATCTACCACCCGATGGCCACCGAAGAGCCTTTTTGTTTTTAGGGCGAATATTATGCGCAGGAAATCCGTGATGTACAAAATACCCATAATGGGCACGATTTGAATCCAGTGTGATAACTCCGGTCAGCCCTCCAGCTCTATAATCCGTCATTACAGACTGCTCCAAAGCGCCCGTTCTTGATTTAAACCTGTGATTATCCTGTGCGTACTCTGCCACGGTTAAAGTGCTTTCTTTGACCGCCTGCCTTAGCCGCCTTTTGAAGATATCCGCGGTGCTCATTCTGCATCAGCTGCTTTTGCTCTTGAAGAACGTGTCCTTTTCGGCTTCTCCTGTGTTTCCTCGGCTTGTTCCTCGGTTTCGACGTCGGCTGCGGGGGCCTCTTCGGGAGTTACCGGCTGTACTTCTGCGGCCTCATCGTCAATAACGGTATACCCGTGTTCTTTGAACCACTCAACTAAATAGGCGTCAGAAGTTTCTCCGACGCCCTTAACGAATGCCACAGAAGCACTTTCGCCGTTATAATCTTTATTCGGTGCTATAATCCGTGCCATCTTGTACCTCCTTATTTAACTTTGATGTTTCTAAGAACTGCAGCCGCTTTCGTTGCTTTCAGTGCAACAGCAGCCACCATTTCTACCTCACCCGACTTTACCGCCCCAGATGTTTCGAAATCAGGCAACCAAGACTGTACCGGTGCTACGCCCGCCATCGAAACAGCATGGAAACCATCAATACCGAAGCGCACAGCGTATAAAGAAGTCGTGCTTTTAGCCGTGTCAATCGGCACAACGGGATCATTAGACCCGGATTTTGCGCCAAGATTAACAAACGGAATACCGTTATACGTGAGAACAGGACGCCCGAAGTCATCTTTCGTTTCAGTGTAGGCTACCGCACGGCGGACAACGGCCTTAAATTTTGTGAAAAGTGCCGCATTCATAAGAAGCGCGGACGGCTCACCATCCATCAGTCCTAAGCACTCATCAAGCGCGTCAAGGAATGCTTTATAGTTGCTGTCAATAGCAGAGCCAGAAGACAAGTCGATTGGCGCTGCAGGTTTGTATTCCGTAGAAGACCCGGTTAATGCTTTTTCGAGCCCGTCAAACGCTTTATTATTTGTCCCCGTGTCGCCGTTGATAACGGTATCATTCCAAAGCGCAGATGCCGCTTTGATTTTCTGCTGCATCTGGAAAGTTACCTCATTCTCGACACCGCCCATCTTCGCAATGACGCGGTCTACTTTGTATGAGCCGCCGAAAATCGCCAGATTGACGGATTTCTGTTCTTTTTCGGCTTCCTGTGCAGTGTACTCTTCGTTAACCGCACGGAAATCGGCTTTAGGCTGTGTTTTCACGCGGTTATAAGAGTAAGTCAGAGTAGCCCCGCCGCCGACGGGAGATACTACGTTGTCAAAAATAATGTGTTCCCAGATAAAATTGGATTTTGCGTATTCGTCGATGACTTCTGCCTGAAGATCATCCTGTACGTTGAGTTTTGCCTCTGCTAATGTTACCGGCATGTGTTTTTACCTCTCTTTTCTTTAAAAAATTACTTGTTTAATGCTGCCGCAACTGCCGCACGCAGTCCCTGCGGCTGTGATTGTCTCCCGCTTCCGCCGTTGCCTCCGCCGCTTCCGGGATTCTGCGTGTCTTTTACCGCCCACGCATTATCTTTCAGCCAGCCTGCGGCGCCATCTTCGATAGAGACTAATTCATTTTTGGCATTTGTGAATTTGTAAGTACCGTCTTCATCCGCTTTGATAGAGCCTACCAAGATTTTTGCGATTTCCGATGGATTTGCTGCGTTGCCTTTTGTGAGAGCCGCCACGGTCTGCTGCATAATGTCAGCCTGCACTCGCTTAGCCTGTTCTTCTTTCCGGGCATTTTCAGCCGCTTCGTACTTTTTGTTCAGCTCATCCAGCTGTTTCTGCATTTTCTCAGCGGCGGTTTGGTCTCCTGTACCTTTTGCCGTGAGTTCTTCCACTTTTGCGGTGAGCTCGGTAATTTTCGCGTCAGCTTCATTTTTAGATGTGCGGAACTTTGCGGATTCGCCGTTTAAGCGGGAAATCTCCGTTTTTACAGCCGATATCATTTCCGCGCCATTTTCCAATTTGCTTAACGCTTCATACAATTCTGCCAATGTCATAATAAGTACCTCCTGTGTACTGTAAATAATGGGCTCCCGTCCCAATAAAAAAGACCGTTCTTTAACGCCTGCGGATGGGTTCCTGCCCCACGAAAAGGCAATATAAAAGCACTCGTTATGAGTGCTTTTTAAACAACAAAAATTAAATATTTTTACGTGTAACTACAGTAGTGTCATGATACCGTTTTTGTCGAACTCTGGCTTTTTAAAAAAATCATCATAGCTTTTTACCGCTTTTGGCGGCGCTTCAGATGTAAGCTGTAGCTTTCCTTCTTTGTCTTCATAGTACCATTTTTTATTCGTAAGAAAATAAGGCCTATCGGCCAAATCCGATAATGTGCACATTTTATCCATCTTCATTCCACCTCTCTAACCATTTTTTCAAAGCCTGCCCCAAGACATTAGTTTTGCCGCATCTCATATTTGCATGACATTCTGCGAAAAATTCAAACTCATCTTTACGGCCATACTCAGATAAATACTTTGTGTAATTTCTGAAATTCACCTTTTTATCGATTTCCTTAGCACATGCTATGATTTCTTTTCGAATAAGCTTTGCTTGCCGTTTAAACTCGTCGCCAACTGCCCACGTCGGTAAACCTTGTGTTCGCTCATACAAAGCGACTACCTCAAGAACATGCCCGAACTCGTGACTTGCAGTATAATGCAGGGCTTCTTTATCAGCCGCGGGCATCTTAAACCCTGATTTTTCCTGCGCCGCAACGCTTGTTTTAATAGCCGTTACATCGTGTAGCAGCTTTGAACTCAGATTCACCTTTATACTACCCGGAAGCATGCTGAATTGCGTAGCGCCATTCGCCACTCCGCTTAGATTCGTTTCTATATTAAGCCCATACTTTTCTATATGCTTTGCCAACTTCGAGTTGTCGTTAACAACTTGAAGCACTTCCGTCATATTAGCCTCTCTTATCGGTTCTTTCAGAGCTGATAGATCGACATTAACACCCAAGCTTTGCAGTTCTTTTTCAAGATCTTTTTCTTTTATTGTACCATCTTTTATTCTGCTTTTCATCTTTTCGCCGCTGTATCCGCGTGCTTTTTCTGTCCAGCTCCGCCCGGCTTTAACATCTTTTTCACCGTATACTCCGAGTATTCTTTGACGGTTCGGTAACGTCTGCTTATCAAGCCATTCTCTACCGCCTTTTTCTATTCTTGCGTGCGGCGTTTCGCTTTTCAACAGCTTAGATCCTACCATCACGGGTCGCAAGTGGCACATGCAGTTCGGATGAACAGGAAGCGTCGGCACTTTATCTTTCGGAAATATCCCGGGCCCCATACCGTATAAGTCGGCTTCGGCATACATGTCACAAATATCGCAAAACGGATGCGCGGTGGACATCTTCCACTTAAACGCTACACAGTCTTCATCGGCCGCCCATTTTGCAATAAAACCATCACTATACGCCCTTGCCATCTCGGTACGTGCAATTCTGCGGGCAAATAGTCGTGTGCGCTCCTGCGCGGCTATATAGACCGCTTTGTCAATGCGTTTTTCGTTTCCTGTTACAACTGCATTTCTCACTTGCGCATAAGCTGCTTTCAGCCCCTGTGTATTCAGTTTCTTCAAATTCCGCTCTACCGCTCGCAAAGTTTTATGAAACTCCACGCCGCCGTATTCCTTTGCTTTCGCAATCTGCGTCAGCCGTTTCAGAAAGTCCGGAATATCCTGCTCCGGTAATGTATGCCCATAACCATACCCATCAAAAAGAGCCCGCGCCGCTTTCTCGACTGACTGCCCTTTCTTTACTGCCTCTGAAATAATCACTGCGGCTTGTTTTGTGACTTCTTTCTCCCCGCGTGTAGCTCGCTTCGATAATGTCAAGCCGTCTTTTGCCCAGACGGCGGTAGAAGCCTTTTTGAGTAATGGTCTTGCTATACCCACCGCCCCGCCTCTCCGCATTTCACTGATTAGCTGCGGCTCTATCTCTCCTCGCATGATCTTCATGACCGGATACATCTTGTAGGCTTCATTGACAGCTTCTTTCGGCGTTTTCCCTGCTTTTAGCAGTCTCTTTATTTCTTCCTCAAAAGCTTTAATCGCCTTGTCCGTCGCCGTCAGAATCATCTACATCACCATCTTCAAATGCGCTGTTCTGCTTGCTCTCTTCGATAGCAGCCGCGACTTCATCAATCATTTTGTCGTAAGTTTCCGGCGGCAGATTAGGCATGTACGCTTCCAGCACCTTCTTCAGGACTTCAAGCTTGTATGTCGGACTGTCAAATCCGAGCTCAAGCGCTGCAGCCGCATTAGACAGTGAATCAACAACATCATTAATTTTAAAGTCACGCGGGTATTCGCAGCTATAATCGACTGTCTCACCTGACCACATCTCAAATAATTTAACGATGGCTTCGTCGGCATCCTCGCAGCGTACAGCAAAATCCGCCAGTCTTTTATTTGTTTTTTCAAAATCCCACTGCTTGGCCACGCCGGACTTACTCTTGTCACTCTGCACGCCGATGACCGAATCCAGACCGGACATGCGGAACATTTCTTTTATGATCCTGTCCATTTGTTCAGTTAGCATTTCAGCAGGGGCTGCAGGTGGCGCAATGAAGTCGGGCGTATGCGACGCGTCAGCCGGATAGACAAGCGCATTATTCGTGCCGACCGTTACTTCCCCAGTGCCATCATCCGGCATTGTCAAAATACCGAAAGCCTGATCTCTCAAAAGTTGAGTATGCCAGCTGCAAAGCTGATAAAGAAAGTAATTTGCCTGTGCTACCGATAAATACTCCGACGGCGGTTTAATGATTTTCCTGTCTGTGTTTCTTGCGAGCCACTGCACAACCGGAACACATCCGATGTTGTGATTACCTGTCGTTTTGCCGTCGCCATTTCCAATTGCCCACGAGTCTTGTGTCCACGTATACGTCTCTGTGTTTTTCGCGTTCGCTCCGACTTGTGATGTCTCGGTATACTGAAACATCGTTAAACGGCCGTATCGGTCAATTGCCCAATTTTTAATCTGCGCGGGTGTAATAATCTTTAAAAACGGCAGCTTGCGTCCTGCGACAGCGTCACTTCTACGTTCCGCCAGTTCATCGCTGTTATCGACAACGATGTAGACAACACCGTATAGTTTTGCCTGCATAGCTGCCGATTTACAGAAATCCTGATAGTCTGTGCCGGTTCGGTCGCAGTCATCAAGAAATGCCTGAAACAGTGTTGAACCGTTATAATCGCGTTTAATATCGTTTTTAAATATCGGATCTACTGCAGCATTGACAATCGGCCCGGTGTAATTCAAGTAGTAAGCGAGCCCCTGTCGGTCTTTATAGTTTGCCGGGTCTTCCCGCGGATGCTGCCTAAGTCCGACCCCGTTCTCAAAAAGGCCGGTACCGAAATATGCATCTGTCAACAAATTGTATTTATCCATGTCGTACCTCAATATAAATTACTCCGCACGGCTTTAATCTTGAACCGTGCGGGCATTAGATCTTCACAGCCATAGCGCACCGCGTCTATCGCGTGATTGTTTTTATCCGGATAAGCACTGATATATTGCCCGTCGCGCGTTGTTTCATACTCGTATGCCACGAATTCTTTATACGTATTCGGACAGCGCTTTTTATCTATGACAATAGCCGAAAGCCCCTGCAGCCATCGAATACCGAATTCGACACTGTCGGGACCTTTTTTAGCTGCCGTTACTCTTAACCCCAGTTCGTTCAACTCTTTAATCGACTTCGGCTCTGCGCTATCCGCGCGGATTAATGCCGTTTCTGTGATTTTCTTTTTTATTTTTGCCACCGCTTGCCTGTTTATCAGCTTCGGCTGATAAATCTCATCGAAGATATACAGAATCTCTCGTTTCGAGTCATAGTGCATAGAAACAAAAGCCAGCGGGTCTACAGCGAACCCGAAATCCAAACCATACCGCCTGCGGTCAAACTGCTGTATTTCTTCGTCGGTAATCCGCTTCTCTATGACATTTTCAAAAACAGCTCCGCCGGTACCTGTGATTTCCCCGAGATATTCATGTCGGTATGCAGTTTCGTTTTTTGCTTTGAGTTTATCGGCTTCATAAATAAATTGCGGGCCTAACCAATCCGGATTGACACTTAAGTAGTCCGACCGGTGAACAAGTCTATCCTGTTCATCAAGCAGCATTTCCTCATTCACCCAGTTATTCGCCGATTTCGGCGGATTATAAGATGAAAAACACCAAAATTTAGACCCGCCGCGCATAAGTGACTGGTTCAAATTGCGGATTTCTTCCATTCCGGCAAACTGATCCAGTTCTTCGTACCAAACCACGCCGACATAGCCGAACGGCAGCTTGATAGATTTGATTTTCGCTTTGTCGTCAACGCCAAAGAACAAGATCTTCTGCCCCGTTGCTTTCCTCACCATTTCCATTGGGCTAATTGTCATCTTCCATTTATCCGATATGCGCAAAGCATCTAACGCCCACTCCATCTGTGTATAGACAGAGTTTCTGAGTGTGTTTGCGACTTTTCGCAAAATAACCGCGTGGCATTCTGGATTTCGCATAAGCAGCAGCGGGATTTCAAGTGATACGTAAGAAGACTTTGTACTTCCGCGGCCACCGGCCAACACATAATGCGTGTGACCATGCTGCTTGACGTCTTTATGTACAGAGAAAAACGAAGGCGCCATTTTATCGCTGAGTTTAATTTGTATCATCGATGATTTGCACCTCTTCTTCTCCGGTCTTAACGTTCTGATCTTCGAACAGGTGGTGGCGTTTGCCCATTAATTCAAGTGCTTTTATACGATCTTTAGCCGATAAACGCTTTTTGATGATTTTTGATTCACTGAAACCATCACCGACACCTTCAACGACGACAACCTCCTCTTTGAGTTCGCCCCTGCCTGCTTTTGATAACAGATACTCGACTTCTTTAGCTGACATAATCGTTTTGTCATAGTATTCATCACGCATTTTCTTAATACGGCTTTTTATTTCAACATTCTTCAACAACCGCTGTCCCATCGAATATGCCGTTTTCTCACGATACCCGGCCCTTATAGCTGCCTGTGTTGCGTTTAAATCAATCAAGTACTCAACGCAGAATTTTTCTTGCCTCGGTGTCACACCACCACCTCCCTTCTTCGGACAAACGAAAAGCACACACCGGGGAGTGGCATGTGCTTTTCTAAAATTGAGGAGGAAAGTATCTCGCGATATTTTCACAGTATCATAATATCACACTTCATAGTGACATTTAATGACATTTAGTGACATCTTTTCTAAAAATTGTAATCCTGCTCCGTGCAATCTATACACATGCCGTATAACATACCCCATATCCACAGCTATTAACTCCCACGTTTGCCCCAGTATGTAATACCGATACAACACACATCTGCTACTCTCGTCTTCTACTTTGTCGATCAGTGCTTTAGCTTTATCTCTCTTGTCAATCAGCTCATCCCATGCGGCATTTACCTTCTCGATCTGTGAGTCCAGTTTGTCAACAATCTCATCAAGCGTAGCTAAATGATTTGATTGTATCTTATCGCCTAACTTCGGACTTGAGATGTTATACGCTCTGCGCCTCAAGTCTTCTAATTCCTGCTCGTATGCACGCAGCAATCTGTCCTGTTCTCTGACCGACCTCAAAAACTCTTTAACCGTCATTTCTCCTC